TAGAGTGTTATCACAAGGAGTAGATTTCGCTACTAAGGTGGACTCTTTCAGATCTTCCGCATACCAGGCAGGTAAGCGTAGAGGTGTGAAGATAAGGGTGCATACTTACGCTGATGGTAAACGTATCGCTATACAGTCTCTCGCTTCGCCGTTGGTGGGGTGACAGGATGTTGATGGGTGGAGGCTTAATTGCATGGGGGTGCGGTAAGTCTCTACCCTCAACTGTTCAGGTGTTGTTATGAGAACTGATTTGAAGATTCAACGCAGGATCATTTCGATGGGCGCTGGTCTGTCTACGAGCAGGTGGGTGGTTGTCCAGGATGGGCGTATCCGTGAACTGTTCCAAGATTATGACAGAGCTGTCGAGTATGTGAGTGCGTTGACGCGAGACTGGGAGTCTAAAGATGAGTGAAGTTGTTATTTCTTTATTTGATAAGTCGGGAGTGATGGTGCAACCCTGGCTTGAAGCTGGGTATGAGTGTTGGATTATAGACATAGAGCATCCAACTGATGCAACTCAAGACAATTCAGGGGTGTGGAGGTTGGGTTGGGATTTGCACACCCATCCACCAGCGAAGCTGATGATTGAGTGGGAACGTAAAGGTGTTGCGTTTATCTCTGCGTTCCCTCCTTGTACTCATCTGAGTGTGAGTGGCGCCAGGTGGTTCAAAGGTAAGGGGTTAAGAAAGTTAGCCGAGTCTGTTGACTTGTTCGCTACCGCCGCAGAGTTCTGCGAAACATACGATGTTCCGTACATGATTGAGAACCCAGTGTCTACTATCAGTACTTATTGGCGTAAGCCTGATTACACGTTCCATCCGCATGAGTATTCCTGGTGGTGTCCCGATGATTGGTACACTAAAAAAACTTGTCTGTGGACTGGTAACGGTTTTGTTATGCCACCCACACGTTCAATCACCAGTGATACTGAACCTGATGACAGAATACACAGCATGTTCTTCACAGCTAAAGCTGAGGACAGAGGAGAATTGCGTTCTGTGACACCGTTGGGTTTTGCGAGAGCAGTTTATGAAACAAACAATGAAAGGAAAGATGATGGGTATACCACCATCGGGTGAGCATACAGCTTTAACCCGCGAAGAATATATGAGGTTACGTGACGAGGAAGCTAAACGCCCTAAGGGTAAACGGGCGCAACGCAGAAACGCTAGCGTGTCGTATGGCACATGGGGATCAGAGTAAAGACTTGACGGACTGGTCTGAGTCAACTACTTTTAATACAACAAGAAACCCTCCTCTTGTCGAGGACAGGGGGGGCTAGGTTAACTTCCTTTCTTTAGCCCCTTCTGTTCTCACCTCCAACCCGAAAGGAAGAACATGACAGAAAAACAAACCACCGAGGAAAGACTACAACGCTTAGAGGAAATAGTTATCCTCCCTGAGCAAACATTAGCTGACGTTGTAGGCATCAACTATCTCACCATCCAGGAAGCGTTAACGCGGATCGGGGATTTTGTTTACAACCAACAAACAGCTTACGAATTTTTTTTATCAGAGTTAGCTGAACTGATCTCACCGCAATATCAGAGAGTGCAGAAAGAAACCGAGCAACCTGATGTGGAAAGAAACTTTAAGATAATACAAGGCGAAAAAGAAACAGAATAATGTTTACTGTTGGAGAGTTTTTTTGTGGCGCTGGCGGCATGGCTCTTGGCGCTAAACAAGCAGGTTTCGACCACAAGTTTGCTATCGACTATGAGTTTGATGCTGTCGCTACGTTTTCTATGAACGTGTCACGTAATGTTTTGTGTGCTGACATAAAAGAAGTTGACATTGAACAGTTACCTTATGTGGATGGTTTCATGTACGGGTTTCCTTGTAACGATTTTTCGATTGTTGGTAAGAGTGAAGGCTTGGAGGGTTCTTTTGGTGGTTTGTATTCTTATGGTGTGGAGTATCTGAATTTTCACAACCCTAAGTTTTTTGTAGCTGAGAACGTGTCGGGTATCACCGCTGATGGGGCTTTGGAAATAATAACTGATGCTCTTGCAGGTGCGGGTGATTATGGTTACGAGTTGAGTGTTCACAAATACAAGTTTGAGGAATATGGTGTGCCTCAGAAACGTCACAGGTATGTGATAGTCGGGTTTCGTAACGATCTCGGTTTGAAGTTTGAAGTACCTGAACCCTCTGGTCGGATAGTCACAGCTCGTGAAGCTCTCTCAGATATCCCTGAGTGGGCTACAAACAATGAGAGAACCGAGCATCCGAAGTTAACGGTGGAGAGGTTGTCTTACATAAAACCTGGTGAGAATGTTTGGCAAGCAGATTTGCCTGAACATTTACAATTAGATTGGAAACCGCAGATGTCTAACTCGTATCGTAAAACCCACCCCGATAAGCCTGCTTACACGGTTCTTGCCAATTCGGGTGGAGGAGGTCACGGATACCATTGGGAGGACAGAGCTTTAACCAACCGTGAACGCGCCAGATTTCAGACTTTCCCCGACTCGTTCAACTTCACGGGTGGTAAAGAGTCGGTTAGAAAACAGATCGGAATGGCAGTTCCCGTACTAGGAGCGAGAATAATTTTAGAAACTGTCAGAAAGCAACTATCCCCTAGCCTAGGCTAGTACTAGCAACTGGGATACTCGGATGGATGTAGTCAAAGCGAGCCTAGCCTAGTGCTAGCCTAGCCTAGTGGGAAATAGTTTACATGTCAAGAATGTATGTTAAGGTGTGACACATGGGTATACAAAAATCAGTCTGGTTGGAAGATGACAGGATCATTCTTCGTCAATCATGGTTAGGTAGTTTAGCTATGTGTCCTGAACGTGCAAGACAGGACATGCTGGGCATCTCTCAATCCACCGAGTCGACATCCACGATGATAGGCAGTGCTGTGCATCACGGTATCGAAATGTGTTTACAGTCTTACATTAACACGGGTCAACACACCAGTCGTGACGACATGATTGCAGAGTCGCTCAACTATTGGTACAACAACTCTGATGAGATTGTTCGTTGGAACCACAAGAACGAAGAAGAATGTGTGGAGATAATCGAGCTGAACTCTGCCGTGTGGTGGGATGAGGTCAGGCTCGGTGTTGATCCCAAAGCTGTTGAATACAAATTTGAGATACCCCTAGTGGTGGATCACAAACCTGAAATCTGGTTGCATGGCAGCATCGACTGTGTGCAACACCACCCCGCTCCTATAGTCGATTGGAAAAACCCTGGTCGTAAACCTCACGACGACTGGGAGAAAAGGCGGTGGTCTGTTCAAGCCGCCGCTTACACGTTTGCTGTTGCATCAATGGCAGACGGTGGCATTAACGAACCGATGCAATTCGAGTTCGTTCATCTTGTGAAAGGCAAAGTTCATAAGAACCTTGTCGAGTGTGGACCCGCGGAGTGGGCTTCTTTGGTTGCTTTGGCTCGCTCTGCGGGGACACTAATCACAGCGGACCTACCAGTGTGGCCGCTCCAAATGAGTGGTTGGCACTGTTCACCAAAGTGGTGTGGCGCATGGTCAACATGTCGTGGTAGGTTTGCGGGACCAGATCCATTTAAGCAACTATAGTTAGGAGAAACTATTATGCCAGAAGGCAATTCGTTTACGGTTTTCCGTAGACAAGTAATACAAACAGGCGAATATGAGCCTGCTGAAGCGTCATGCTCGGTGACCATCACGGTAACTGACGGCGCTACCCAGGAAGAAATAGTTAAACAGATCGAAGAATGGGGAACCACTCTTGATATGGCTAACTATGAGGCTTTGGGTGTCGGATATGAGGTGACAGAACAAGGAGTGCGGAGGCTTTCCAAAAGTGTTCCCTCAAACAACGCGAGTGATCCCGTGGCGAAACCTGCCGCGAGGACTGCTCCCTCTGGTGGTGGTTCCAAAGAATCATATTGGGATGACCTGATGAACAACCAGGGCGACTGGTGGAACCCCAACTGGGAGAAGAAACTAGACGGCACGTTCAACAACCTTAAAGGACCCGACTATAAACACAAGAAAGACAACGACAAAGCATTATGGTTGTCTAACCAAGATGGCAGCTCGCAAGTACCTGACCATTTTGTATGCCCGTTCACTGGTAAAGACAGTGATGAGCTAGGAAAAATAGGTAAGCAGATACGCGCACGCCTATAACCTATGGAAATACAAACCCCCGAAGAAGTGAGTCGTCGCCTCGCAGCAGCTCAACAAACTGTTGCAGGCGAAACTCCTTCCGAAGTTCACCCACCCGCAGCAGGCGGGGAGAAACCCACGTCGTTTGTTTTAACCTCCGCGGTTGTAGACAACCTGATAGGTTTCGTTTCAAACCCGACAGAACGCTGGTATCTGGGACTCAGTGAAATAGATTTAGCTACCCGTGGTGTCGGGCGTGGCGAAGTGATGATGGTCGTGGGTAGATCACACACAGGCAAATCGCAAATGCTGTTGAACAGTATCGTCTGGAACCTAGTCAACCAACCAGACGCGCATGTAGTCATCTTTTCAATGGATGAACCCAGGGAGCTGGTCACGATGAAACTTTACTGTCTGCTACGTGGCAGATCATCTGCGTCTGTTGAAGAAGGCATCAAAGAGGGCGACAAGGATCTGTTAGCTGATTTGGAGCAGGCGGGAGCTAACGAACTGTCCCGTGTTGCTATCATTGACGAGTCGTTGAGGTTGGATGACATGGCGGCAGCTATGGATGAGGCGAGAGCATGGTGGGGTAGAGATCCTAGTTTCGTGATGATCGACTACTTAGAGTTGTTGCCTGGTGGTGACGCTGACGCTACTGGTGTGACTACAAAAGCTCAGAATGTTAAACGTTGGGCTAAGAAGCAGCGTGTACCTGTCGGGTTGGTGCATCAAGCGGGGCGCGGTTCGGGTGAGCCAGGTAAACCTGCTGGTTTGTATGCGGGCAGGTACGGTGGCGAGCAGGAAGCTATTTTCGTGGTTGAGGTTTACCGTAAACGCGACAAGTACGGTTTGTCTAATTGGGAAACGAAATACCACGAGCATAGTATTAACATCAATTTGTGTAAGAATAAGAGAACGGCACGGGTGTTGGATCATACTTATTATTTGGATTCGACTGCTGGTCACATTCAACCTTACACGGATGAGCTGGTGCCAGACGATGAGTGACGAGACAGGTATGGGGCATCCTGACTGGTGGAAAGTTTCTGTGTGGCATAAGAAAGAGTACTGGGAGAGGAACAAAATAGAGATTTGTAGTTCAAACCTGAACAATAGTTTGGTGTCGGAAGATGAGTGAAACGAGTGTTGCTTTCAGTGAACTTTTTAAGGGCGGGAAGATAGCTAAAGCAGGCTCAGATTTCAGACCTATGCAAGACTGGTC